AAAGCAAGATTGTGATTTAAGTGTTGATGATTTGGCTGATTTGATAGATGGTGATTTTGATAGTATTGGAAAAGCTATGGAAATATTGGCTGAACAAATGGGAGGTAATACTGGAAAAAAGCAAAAAGCCAAGAAGTAGAAAACAAACTCTCTTGGCGAGAATTAGAGAAGATTGCTTTTGGTCAGTTAGGCATGGGAGTAAATGAGTTTTATGATTACTTGCCTAAGCATTTTTGGAATAAGTTGGATGGCTTTTATGAGCTTGAGAATATAAGGGAAAGAGGTAGATGGGAAAGAACAAGATGGCAAACTACTTTATTACTAAATATTCAAATAGCAAAAGGTAAAAAAATAAAGCCAACTGATTTGATTGAGTTTGAGTGGGATAAAAAGGATAAGAAAATAGATTACGAGAAATTGAAAGCAAAAGCTGAATATATTAAAAAAATGAGTGAGCATGGCAAATAAAAGTGTTGGTTTATTAACTATTGCATTTGGAGCTGATTTAAGAGGCTTTGACAAAGCAATGAAAAAGGCTCAAAGAAGTATCAAAAAATTTGGTACATCTATGCAAAGAACTGGTAAAAACTTAACCAGAAATTTAACATTGCCATTGGCTGCATTTGCAGCTGCATCTGTAAAAGCATTTGATGAACAAATAGTTGCAGAAACAAAATTACTTACAGCTTTAAAAGGTCGTGAAGACATACAGCAAAGATTAATTGCACAAGCTAAAGAATTACAAACAAAAACTTTATTTGGTGATGAGGAAACAATAAAAGCACAAGCATTGTTAGCATCATTAGGATTAACAGAAGATCAAATCACTATGTTAATTCCTCAAATTCAAAACATGGCTACTGGTTTAAGCATGGATTTGGTAGGTGCAACATCATTAGTTAGTAAGTCAGTTTCAACAACTACTGATGCATTGGCAAGATATTTTAATACTGGTTTGAAAGGTGTTACTGGTCAGCAAGAAAGAGCAATTGTATTAACTCAATCATTATCAGAAAAATTTGAAGGACAAGCTGAAGCAATTAGAGATAAAGGTTTAGGTGCATTTAAGGCTTTAGGAAATGCAATTGGTGATGTTGGTGAAGAGTTTGGTGAAATAATTACAGAACAATTACAGCCATTAACTGAGGGTTTTGAAAAGCTAACTAAAATAATTTCTGGATTAACTAAAGAACAAAAAGAAAATATAATTTTTTATGCTAAAATATTAGCAGCTGTTGGTCCAGTAATTACAATTTTAGGAATATTGGCAGCATCTCTTTCAGCTATTATAGGATTTTTTGCTGCAATGTCAGCATCAACAATTGGTGTTGTTTTGTCTGCAATAGGTGTTGCAGCTATGTTTGTTACTGATAAATTTAGAGAGTTTAAAAATTCAAAAAAACATGTTGATGACTTTACAAGTAGTGTAAAAGAGTTAAAAAAAATAACAGATCAATTAGGTGATCCATCTTTATTATTTAGTCCAAGTGGGAAAATACCAAAAGAATTTTCAACTTTTGGAAACATTGAAGTAACTGGAAATGATGGTGAAGAGAAAAAGGTTGAAAAAAGAATTACTGGTATAACTAAAAAAATTGAATCATTAGGTCCAGTTTTATTAGATACTGGAAGAGCATGGAAAACATACTATGAGGAAAGAGAAGAAAGCTCTACAATGGCAGCTGAAGCACAAAAACAATTAAATGCTGCAACTCAATTATTTGGTGATGTAATGTTTAGTGCAATGATGAGTGCTGCAAATAGTCAAGAGGGATTTTTTAGTTCTTTTATAGAGAATATGAAAAAAGCCATTAAACAACTATTGATTCAATTAGCTATAATGACTGCAATAAACTTTTTAGTAGGTGGACCAAAAATCGCTGGTAATTTAAAAGCTGCATTTGGAGCTGCAAAAACATCTATATTGGGATTAGCAAGTGGAGGTTTAGTTACTGGTCCAACAATGGCTCTTGTTGGTGAAGGAGCTGGAACAACAGCATCAAATCCAGAAGTTGTTGCTCCATTAGATAAGTTAAAAGGAATGCTAAATGGTAATAGTGGTGTTCAGCAAGTTGAGGTTTATGGTAGAATAAGTGGAAATGATATATTTATAAGTAATCAAAGAGGTGGGAGTAATCGTTTAAGAACTGTATAATTTATGGCATTTGGAAAAAAATATTTTTCATCATACAAGAGTAACAACAATTTAGATTATTATTTAGAGATTTTTCTTGAGGATTTTACTGGCTCTGCTCTGGAGTTGGTAATGGGAGCTGGAGGTCCAGTAATTGAATATGAAACTGACCAAGAAGATAGGTTTTCACCAATAATTAGTTCATCATGTAAAATACCATATTTAGTTGAGAATTTTTTAGATTCAACATTTATTGATCAATTAAGAAATGTATATCAAGAAAGACAAGTTTATGTTCATATTTATAGAAGCACACAATCACAATCATCATCAGTAGCTCCATTGTGGAGTGGTTTTTTGATTATGGATATTGGCTCTGGTGTTGATCAGTCTTTTCCCTATGTTCAAACACTAAAATTTGTTGATGGCTTATCATTACTAAAAGATATTGATTTTGTTGATTTAGGTGTTTCTGGTGGAAGTCCTCCATTTGAAGAAAGAGTGCAAGGAAATTATGCTCAAGAAAATATGTATTATGGTCCAGCAACTTATATTTTTTGGATTAGAGAAATACTTGCTAAAAGTGGTGCTGCATTAACAAATCAAGGAGCATCCCAAAACTATGGATTTACAACATCTGTTAATTGGTATAATGGAGAAATGAATGCTACTGGTCAAAGTTCTGATCCATTAAATAAAACAAAGTGTGCTGTGTCTATGTTTCACAGAAAAGATGATCAAGGGGTTTTTTATCCAGATAATTGCTATACAGTTTTAAAAGAAATATTAAGACATTGGGGTGCAAGAATAACTTATTGGAAACATGAGTTTTGGATTGTTCAAATTCCAGAATATATTACTACTGAAAGTGGGACAATTGGTACTCCAGTCAATAACAATTCAAGATTGTATTCTAATACTGGTGCTTTTCAAGGAAGTCAAAATCATTTAGGTAGTACATTTTACACAAGATATGAGCAAACAATTGAAAATGATAAAATTAGCAAATTAACTGGCACAAAATATGATTACTTACCTTTATTAAAACAAGTAAATGCTGATTTTTTATCTTTTTCATCTAAAAATTATTTTGGTGGTTTTCCTTTTGGCTCAACAGCTACAACACAAGAGGTTTTTCAAGGAACTATAAACAGTCCTTCTGCTGCTGATTTTTTATATTTATCAATTCCTTTAGATTGGTCATGGGATTTAACTAATGCTCCAAATTTTCCAAATGGTCATACTAATGGTTGGTGGTGTGCTATAAAATTTAATTTTTATGCAAGTGATGGAACAACAACTTATTATTTACAATATAATTCTGCTGGAGGAAATTATTTTTGGGTAGATTCTGCAACTTGGACTCCTTTAGGAAATAGAGCTCCAAAATATATAATTAGCTCTAAATTAGCAAATGTTACTGGACATATTGGATTTGATCAGCAAATTCCATTTGAAGACGAAAATGGTAATGCTATTTCAATGTCTGGTGCATGGAGTTTCTTTTTAGACATAGATAATTATGGAACTGGCAATTCAAATCCTGGCTCATTTTATATTAATTTTAGTGGATATGGTAGTCCACAAAGAATGAGAAATCCTGGAACAGCAATTCAATTACCAGCCAATAGTGGTGTTATGTCTGGAACTGTTAGCTGGTCAAACACATTACAAGATGCACAAGGTGTTGTTACTCCAAACTTAACAAATTTAAATCCAGCTGGATTTAATGCTGGTAGTGCAATTGATGATTTATCTTTAGATACAACATCACCTTTTATGGGATTGTTACAAACTTTAAACAACTCACAAAGTTCTTCTTATGGTTTAACAATAAATTCAATGAATACCACCAGCAATGCTACAAAAGCTAATTCAGAACAATTTAATTTTGGAAGATTAGTTTGGGGAGATTCTTTAGAATATGCTCCAAGTAGTTTGCAAGTTTTTGATGGTGCAAATTATGTAAATACTGATGCAAATGGGGAATGGGGAAGAGGTGTTTTAACTGGCAATAGTACATTTACTAAAATGTTAATTGATGAGTTTTTATATGGTCAAACAAAAATTATAATTGCTCCATCAATGAGATTAGCTGTTGGTGTTGAAAATAAAAATGAAGATCAAAGTGGAACAATTAGACCAAGATATGTAAATCCTATTGGAATTTTAAGAGAAACAAGAGATGCAGCTGATCCAGTTTATTTTTTTAGAAGAGGCTCTTTTTATACTTTATTAGATGAATGGGATTATGAAGGCTTTGAAATTATTAGAAATGTTGTAACAACAACAACTCAAACAAATGGCATTGGAAATTTAGGTGGGTCACAAGCTGGTAATCCAGCATCTACTGGAATGAGTCCAAGTCCAATGGTCCAAGCATTATCACAAAACAGTCCTTTAGCATATATAAGAACAACTATTCCAGCAACTGGCTCTAATGTTGCTGTAAATGGTAATTTTAACACAGCTGTTGGTTGGTCATTGGGAACTGGCTGGAGTATTGATACAACTGCAAAGAAAGCAAAGTTTGCTGCAACTGGCTCAACGAGTGAATTAACACAATCTGTATTAACTCAAGGATTAACATATCAAGTAAATTTTAAAGTTGAGGTTACAGCTGGAACATTATTAGTAAAAGCTGGAACAAGTGGCACAAGTCAATCAATTACATCTTCTGGTGATTACTCAATTTATTTAGATTGTGAAGGATCAAGTTTAATTAAGTTTCAAGCTGGAACAACATTTACTGGAAATATAACTTACATAACATTAAGGGACCAGAAATCATTAAGCTCAGTTCCAATTGAATCTATTGGCACAGCTGTTTTTAAAACTGGTGATACATTTAATTTAATAAATAGTAATGATGATACTATATTGCCATTAACAGTTACATCTAATCAAGGCTCTGGTGATACAACAATAAGTGTTTCATCAACTCCTTTATATGAAGATATTGATAATGGCTCTTATTTACTTATTAATCAAGATGACTTGTCAGAACAATATCAAAACAAAACAAAAGGAACTGTTGCTGGATTTGGAATAGATGCTGATGGTATAAGTAAAGGAGGAATTGAGATTACTGGTTGGCTAAATAGTGATACAATGAGTGGTGCTGCTATTACTAATGTTCCAACAGCATTAAGTGTAAAAAATTATGTAGATGGGCAGGTCGGAGCAAATGATACTCTTGCTGAGGTTTTAGCAAATGGAAATACAACTGGAGGAACAAATATAAGTGTTAATGATGATGATAAAATAACATTTGGAACATCAGCAGATTTGCAAATTTATCATGATCAAAACAATAGTTATATAGATGATGTTGGTGTTGGAAATTTATTAATAAGAGCAAATAATTTACAACTACAAAGAGCAAATGGCTCACAATCTTATTTAGCTGCAAATACTGGTGCAGAAGTAGTAATATATCATGCTGGTAATAAAAAGTTTGAAACAAGTAGTATTGGAGCTAATGTTTATGGCAAATTACTTATTGGGACAACAGTTGATAGTGGGGATAAACTGCAAGTTTTAGGAAGTGCAAAATTATCTCAATCAACAAACACTAATATTAATTTAATGTTAAATCCTTATTCAAGCGCATTAGGAACAAATTATGCTTGGAATTTAGTTGCTTCTAACTCAGCTGGAAATTATGGTTTTGATATAAAAGAAGGCTCAAGTTCTGTACTACATATAAATAACACAGCAGCAAGTGGCAATAATAATATAGGAATTGGAACTACAAGTCCGAGTGAGAAGTTAGAGGTTAGTGGTGCAAGGTCAAAATTTAATGGCATTTTAATTGGAGAAAATAGTGAATTTATACAGTTTCCAAATGATGCAAAAATAGCTGTTGGAGATAATGACCATTTTATTGTTTCTGAAGGAGGTGCTGAAATAATGAGGGCTGGGGGTGGTAATAGAAACGTAGGTATTGGAATTTCAAGTCCAAATGCTAAATTAGATGTTACAGCCGATTTAGAATATAATTGGGCTGGAAGATTTGAAAATACAAATTCAGCTGGATATGGTATTTTAGCAAAAATAGCTGGTACAAGTGCTAATGAAAGAATATTTGAAGCAAGAGTTGGAAGTAGTGCAAAAATGCTAATTACAGGAGATGGAAACACAACATTTAGTGGATTAGTTTCTGGTATTACTCCAACAGCAGCAGCTAACTTTACTACAAAGGCTTATGTAGATCAATTAGTTTCTGAAACTGATACTCTTCAAGAAGTTACAGATAATGGAAACACAACGAGTAACAGCATAACATTTGCTGGAGGAACATCTACTGATAATTTATTAATTAGTAATTCTTCAGAATCATTTTTAACAGTTAAAGAAACAACAAACAATAATTTTTTACAAATATATCAACAAGCCAATAATTCATATATTATAGCTGGTAAAACAAGTGGCACCCCAACTCAGTCATTATTGTTTTATTCTGGGGGTGGTGAAAAAATGGAGTTGACATCTACTGGAAATCTACTCATTGGAACAACAGTTGATAGTGGGAACAAATTAACTGTAAAAGGAACAATTGGTATTCAAAGAAGTGTTAATACAGCTGAATCAACAATTAATATGGAGGGTAATTTTAATTTTGTAGCTGCTGGTGGATATTCGCATAGATTTGAACAAAATGGCACAGAGGTTGCAAGAATAGTTCCAAATGGAAATCTACTTTTAGGAACAACAGTTGATAGTGCTAAATTAGTAGTAAAAATTGGATCGGCAAATGATGTAATACAAAGGTGGGAAACAACAAATGGTTTGGCTGGTCTTTTACAAACAAGTAGTGATTTTTCAGAATTTATTTTATCTCAGCCAGGAGGAAATCCTTTTATAGTATTAAACACAAATGGAAATTCATATTTTAATGGAGGAAACGTAGGAATTGGAACTACTAATCCGACCACTTTATCCGTAAACACAAGTTCACTAAGTATTAGTTCAGCAAGAACAGATTTAACTGGAGCTATTTTTCTTAAAGCTAACGACGTTAATAAAGCTCAAATTTATTGGGATAGCACAGGGCAAGTTAATGATACACTATCTGGAGCTATAAAATGGCGTACTGGTAGCTCAGAAAGAATGAGAATAACATCTTCTGGAAGCATATTAATAGGAACAACAACTGATTCTCTTGTTTATAGGTTAGATGTATTTGGTAAGGCAAGAGTTCAAAGTGTTTTTGAATTAGATGATGTATTAACATTAAATCAAATATCAACTCCAGCTGATCCAGCATCTGGTAAATCATCAATATATATGGATTCAGCTGATGGAGCAATAAAAGTAAAAATAAATGTAGGGGGAACAGTTGTTACAAGAACAATTGCCTCTTTTGAATAATTAAATAAATAGAAAAAAATGATAACTTATAAATGGATAATATCTTCAATGGATTGTGTAATACAAGAAACTGTTGAGGGACAAGAACTGCAAAATGTAGTAAATATGGTACATTGGAGAAGAGCAGCATCAGAAGGAACAGAAGGTCAAGCTGATTATTATTATGCTGATGTATATGGGGCTATGCCTTTGACATCACCAGATCCAAATGATTTTGTACTTTACGAAAATTTGACAGAAGCTGATGTTGATGCTTGGTTAAATGAAATGACTGAGCCAACTCCAGCTGAAATGGACGCACAATTAGCTGCAAATATAGAATTGCAAAAGAATCCAACTGAGGAAACTTTGCCTTTGCCTTGGGACAATGAATAGTGATTTAAAAGATACTTTAGAAATCGTAATTCCAAACGCATCTGCTATTGGCATTAGCTTAAGTGAGTGCAATGAAATATTGACATTTTTTTCTTTAGTTTTAGCAATTAGCATTTCTATGTATAAACTTTACTATTGGAACTTTAAAAAGAAATAATGAAATCACCAATTGATTTTAAAGATTTTGCAGCTAATCCAGTTACTGGCTTGTTGTTCTTCTGTTTAATTGCAATTGGTTATTTATACATAGATAATAAAACTACATTGACAAATCAAATAGTGGCATTACAAGAAGAGGTTATTGTTTTGCGTAGTGATTATAAAAAGCTGAATGATAAGTTTATTGAAACTTTACAAGATATAAATGAATAAATTGCTTTTGTTATCGTTAGTATTACTGGCATCATGTTACTCTAATAAAGAACATGAAGAGCCAACAGATTTTAAAACTAATTTAGATAGTTTATTTGAGGCAGCTGATGGGGCTGTTGAATTGGTTACTAATAACAGAAAACAAAAAGTATTATTAGAACAAGATT